CTTCTCCATGAACTCCATATCTCTCACCTCCTGTGTGAAGGTGTTTATAGCCTCTCTTATGGCTTCCTCTCTTGTGGCGGTATAGAGCAGGTATGTGCGGACGTAATCATTAGGGTACTCCCCGTACACCTCTATGGTGTATGGGGATATATCCTTGCCTCTTACTCTTGCGCGGGCGTTATAGGGATTGCGGCTCATGTGGCGACTTTGTTCTTTGCGGCTGGTTTATGCTCCCCGCACCATTCGGTCTCTTCCACCCACGGCCAGAGAGCCGCACCTGTGGTGTCTTCCTCTGTGAGCAGTTCCATAGTGGGTCTGGGGGCGTATCTGCGGCAGCGACCAACGGGGTAATCGCCAGAGCTGTCGTAGTAGGCGCAGCTTGGGCAAGTCGGTTGATATTGATCCATATTGCTATTCTCCTTTGATTCGTTGATATTGGCGGTAGATTATCAACCATAAGGAGATAGCATATGGACGATCAACACGAAAGTGAAGATCTGGGTGAGGCACAGATTATTCCCTTACCTTTCAAGAACAAGCGCTATATTCAAAGGGATGTTAAACGCCGGGAGCTGAAGCATTTGTCCAGCCGTAAATTGGAGAAGAAGCCCCGGAAGCGGAAAATTGAACCTGACGATATCCTCAGGCGGTCGATCATGGGGCTTGCGAAAATGGGCAAGTCCTTCGATGAGATTGCGGATTTTGTGGGGGTGTCAAAGGCCTTTATCCACAAACATTATCGGACAGAGGTTATGTCCGGCAAGGAGATCGCCAATGCCCTTGTGGTGGAGAATCTCTACGCCCAAGCCATGAAGGATGCCCCGTCCTCAATTCAGGCGGGTATATATATTACCAAAGCCAGAATGGGCTGGAAGGATAAGTCGGAAGAACAGGAGAAGGCACCGCAGGTGGTGTTTGACTTCACGGGGCTGGATTACGATGAGCGTATCCGCCTTATGGAAAAAATCAAGGTCAAGCAGGGCCTCACACATGACCCTGATGTCTTGGATGGGGAAATGATACAGGATGAGTAGTGAAAGCCCCCTAGTTAAGGACCTCACAAAGGCCATTGAGAAATACCCGGAGGCGGCTCTCGCTGCGCTTCAGAGAGCTAACTATGAGGAGAACCTGTCTGACTTTGTGGAAGCCGCTTGGAAATATATAGACCCCAACCCCTATATCTGGGGATGGCACTTGGACGCCATCGCTGAACATCTGGCGGCGGTTGTGAGGGGAGATATCCGGCGCTTGGTCATCAACGTGCCGCCCAGAACCTCAAAGTCCTCTATGGTCTCCGTGGCGTTCCCCGCTTGGGTATGGGCACAGTCCAAGATCGCCCCGCTCTCCGGCCCCCATGTGCAGTTCCTCTTTGCCTCTTACGCGCAGACCCTGTCTATCCGTGATAGCACCAAGACCAGACGCCTGCTGGAGTCGCCCTTCTACCAACGCAACTGGGGCCATAGATTCTCCATCACCTCAGACCAGAACACAAAGATCAGATTCGATAATAATAAGGGCGGCTATAGACTTGCGACATCAGTGGGCGGCGCACTTACGGGTGAAGGTGGCTCCATCATCATCGTGGACGATCCGCATAACGCCAATGAGGTCGAATCAGACCTTGTGAGAGAAGGCACACTGGAGTGGTGGGACCAATCACTCTCTACCCGTCTCAATAACCCAAAGACCGGCGCATATATCGTCATTATGCAGCGGCTCCATGAGAATGATTTAACAGGCCATATCTTGTCGAAAGATATCGGTAACTGGACCCACCTCATGCTCCCCATGCGGTTTGAGTCTGACCGCAGATGCATCACGCAATGGTTCATCGATTCCCGTGAGGAAGGTGAGCTTCTGATCCCGGATAGATTTGGGGATGAGGAAATTAACTGGGACCATTTGCGGCTGCGGGCCAGCTCCAGCAACGCCCCGAACCAAAAGGCGGCGGTATCTTCAAGCGAGACTGGTGGGTGCTGTGGGATGAGACAGTCTCTGGTGCAGAAGGCCGCGCCAAAACAGTCTTCCCTGAGTTTGAGTACATAGTCGCTTCGCTGGATACCGCATACACCACCAAACAGGAGAACGATTACTCCGCCATGACGATCTGGGGAATCTGGACAGATCGAAACGATAACCGCCGCATCATGCTGATCTATGCGTGGCAGGATCGCCTTGAGCTGTCCGACCTTGTGAATAAGGTCAGCAAACTCTGTAGTGACTTTAAGATCGACAGGCTCCTGATTGAGTCCAAAGCCGCAGGAATCTCAGTCGCACAGGAAATTAGGCGATTGTTCTCACGAGAGAATTGGGGTATACAGCTCGTTGACCCCGGACGTGGGGATAAAGTCGCACGAGCCTATGCGGTCCAGCATTTGTTCTCTGACGGCATGATCTACGCGCCGGACTATGAGTGGGCGGAGAAATTGATCTCTCAGGCGGTTTCTTTCCCAAAAGGCGCACACGACGATCTTGTGGACAGCATGACGATGGCCCTCACACACCTCAGAGTTATTGGCTTCGCACAAAAACCTGCTGAGATAGTGGCGGAAAAAACAGATTCCATGTTATACAAGCCTATGAGAAACCAACCACTTTACCCGGTGTAGCCCATGCCCTTAGCTCCTATGAACCTACGCCAAAACCCCGTGGCTGGTACACAATACGGCAATCTGGATTCTCTTGAGGTCCCCGTCCCCTCAAAATCAGAAGAGAATAAAAACAATATCCTCAAGATTGAGCTGCCAGACGGCAGCGTCTCTATCAATCTTTCCCCCGGCATCCAGCCCCGCACCAGCGAGGACGATGACTTTACCGCCAACCTTGCGCTTGAGATCGACAATAGCGTCCTTGGCTCCATCAGCTCTGAACTGCACCGCCTCATCAAACAGGACGATGAGTCCCGGCAGGAGTGGCTCCAGCAATACGTGCTGGGCCTTGACCTGCTTGGCACCAAGATCGAAACACCCCGCTCAAACGCCTCAGATGGCTCCACAGCGGTGGAAGGACAATCAACTGTCCGTCACCCACTCCTGATCGAATCCATCGTCAGGTTCCAAGCTAATGCCCGTGGAGAGCTGCTTCCGGCCTCCGGCCCCGTTAAGGTCCGCAATGACGCCCTGAACGATCAGCAAGCCAACGTCGAAGCCAATGCGCTGCAGATGGACTTCAACCACTATCTAACAGTCACAGCCCCGGAATATTACCCGGATACAGAGCGGCTGTTCTTCTCCTTGGGATTTGGCGGCACCGCCTTCAAGAAAGTCTATTACTGCCCCATCCGCCGCAGACCCGTCTCAGAGTTTGTGGATGTGAAGGATGTGATCGTCTCTAACGCAGAAACATCCCTTGAGACCGCACAGCGCGTCACACATGTGGTGCGCATGTCACCCTCTACCCTCAAGCGCATGCAGCTCCTTGGCGTCTACAGAAACGTCCAACTGACACTTAACCAAACACCTGACAAGAACATTGTAGACCAAAAGATAGAGTCATTACAAGGTGTTAAGCCAAATACCACAACCTCCTCAGAGAACAAGCCCCGTGATATTTGGGAGTGTTACTGTGAGCTGAACATCCCCGGCTTTGAACATACGGAAGATGGGGAGCAGACGGGCCTGCAATTGCCCTACAGAGTCACAATGGACAAAGAGAGCCAAGAGATTCTGGAGATTCGCCGCTGGTGGAAACAGGACGACGAGACCTACACCCGCAAGCGCGTGTTTGTGAACTATACGTTTATCCCCGGCTTTGGGTTCTACGGGCTTGGGCTTCTGCACTTGCTGGGCAATACCACAATGGCCCTCACGGCTGGTATGCGGCTCTGTATCGACAACGGCATGTTTGCTAACTTTCCGGGGTTCCTTTACTCCAAACAAGCCGGGCGGCAGAACACAAATGAGTTCCGCATCTCTCCCGGCTCCGGCATGCCAATTGAGACAGGCGGTCAGCCCATCCAGAACATGGTAATGAATCTTCCTTACCGTGGCGTGGATGCGGGATTCCTGACGCTCCTCAAGCAGATCGAAGATGGCGGGCAACGCCTTGGGGCCATCGCTGATACGGCGGTGGGTGAGGGCAATGTAGAGGCTCCCGTTGGCACCACGCTTGCGCTGATTGACCAAGCGCAGAAGGTTATGTCTGCGGTTCACAAGCGCATGCATGCAAGCCAAGCCCTTGAGTTTCAATTACTTAAGGATCTGTTCAAAGAGACGCCCAAGGCGTTTTGGGAAAACAATCAATACCCCGCCGGTCAATGGACAGAAGAGACTCTGATTGCGGCGCTGGACAATGTGAACCTTGTGCCGGTCGCTGATCCCAACAATGCTTCCCAGACGGCCCGGATTCAGAAGGCTATGGCCATCAAGCAGCTTCAGGCCGCTAATCCCAGCCTCTATAACGCCAAGGCGGTTGATGAGCGTATCCTCACAATCCTAGACATTGACGATGCGGCCTCGCTCTTCAACACAGCACCTCCGGGTGGCCCGCAGTCTGACCCCGCCAATATGATGGTGGCACAGGCCAAGATGATCGACGCGCAAGCCAAGGCCGCAGAGGTTAAGGTCAGGGCGTTGGATGCGGCGGCGGATGCCCAGAACAGGGCCGCAGACCGTGAGAGCAAAGAGAAGATTGCGATGTATCAGTTGGCCCGTGAGATTGCGGTCCATCCTGAGAGCGCAGAAGCTGCGGAAAATGTTGTAAAAGACAATATCCATGATAATTTAGGTTCAATGTCTCAGCCGACAGTTGGCCTACAGTGAGTCTAGCCCTATAACCGCCTATCCCCTTGTGGAGTAATGACTATGAGCTACAAGCATGAAGCCCGCAAAGCGCAACAGGAAAAAATGGAGCGCATGGGTCTCCGCAAGGAGCATAAGAAGCCGACTTTCAGCGACACCGCACCCTATGACGGTGTGCCGCAACTAGACAGCGGCAATGCGGGCATGTGGCCCAAGACCCCCTCAAAGTTTAAGCGCGGCGGCAAAGTTGCGGAGCTTGAAGGCGAAAAGGCTCACTCAAATCTGGGCCATAAGCCCCGTAAGGCTGGCGGCGGTATGCTTTCGTCTAACCCGCAACAGCGCAAGAAGATTGTGGCGGCTCTTGCCAACCGCAAGAAGCGTGAGGGTCTTCCTTTTGCTCCCCCGAAAGGTCTTAAGCAGGATCTTGGTCTTGCGGGCGCATCTTTCCGCAAGAAGGGCGGCAAGGTTGAGGCTTGGGAAGGTTCAAAGGCCGATGAGGCACAAGACAAGAAACTTGCCAAGAAGCACCACATGTCGATGAAGGCATGGGAAGCATCTGAGATGGACGAGAAGCACGACAAGCAGCACTCCATGAAGGGCTTGCGTCACGGCGGCAAAGTCCACGCTGCTGGCTGCACCTGCAGCATGTGCGGTGGCCGCATCCATAAGGA